GCCAAAGGTCCGAGTCAAGGGGCATCTTCATCAGATACTAGCGTTGATGGTGCAGGTACTCCAGCGCAAGATACAGGCGCGGGGGAAGTTACAGTGGAACAGTTTAGCAAAATGTCCTACATGGATAAGGTTAAGCTCAGACAAACTAACCTTAATTTGTATAACAAGCTTTTTGCAGATGCAAGGAGCAATAATTTAGTTTAATTATTATATAGGAGTAATTTATGGCAGCTACGGAATCAGGCGATTTACTATTTGACCCAAAAGTTTGGTCAGATCATGTACAAGCCTATTTTGACAAAAAATTAGTTTATGGCGCTTTTGCCGTTATGGACAGAACACTAGAAGCAGAAGGGACAGGCCTAACGGTTAACTTTCCTTTCTATGGAAAAATTGGAGCAGCAGAGGAGCCACTTGAGACAGCTTCTTTGACTGTTGATAACCTTTCAGATGATAGCTTTAACGCTACAGTTTTCGAGGTTGGTAAAGCTATTGGCTTTAAAAAGAAGTCTTTCAAGAAGTCAGCAGACAGCGTAAGCGGTATGATTTCAGAAGGTCAGAGACAAATGGCAAGAGTTCACGCTGAGAAAGTTGATGAAAAGCTAATAACTGAGATTCACGCTGGTGCAAACAATACAGATGTTTCAGCAGGTCCAGTTGATGTAAAACTAACTCTTCCTCTTTTAAACAAAGCTAGAATTTCAGCCGTTGGTGACAAGATGAATGATGCTCAGGTTTGTATGATGCACAGTAAGCAGTACCTTGATATCGTAAATGATTCAGGTACAGGCTTATTAAAAGCTGATGCAAATGACCCGGCTATGTGGGTTGAGGGATTCATGGGACGCTTTTTAGGAATGGCTATCGTTGTAACAGATCAGGTTCCAAGTTCAGGAGCAGGTCCAACGACTGAATACAGTTGTTCATTTCATAAAAATGGCGCTTATGGAATTATGGAGAAGCAGATGCTTGAGTTTGATGAGGATAAAGACATTCTTGCAAGAGAAAAGATTTACACATCAAATCAGTGGTATGCTGTTAAGTCTTTCCATGCGAAAGTTGCAGCCGATGATTTAAGATCAGCGGTTATCAAAACAAACGCTACAGCAGACGCATAATAAAACTAGGGGGGCTTCGGCCTCCCTTCTTAAATGAGGTTTTTATGATCTATTCAAGATACTACGGCAAAAATAAAGACAAAAAACTTTTAGAGCTACAAGAGAAGCAAAAAGAAGAAGCGAAAAAGTCTAAAGAGCCAAAGAAAGAAGAAAAAAAGGAAGAGAAGCCCGCTAAGAAGCCTGGGAAGAAAAAATCTAAAAAAGAAGGTAAATAGTGCTTTCTACAGAGAGTAAATTAAAAGCCCTTTATCATCTTTGCTATCCAGCTACATCTCTGACGGTGGGAAATGTTAATTTTAACTCAATCTTGAGAGACAGGCTTGATATATCAGATTCACAGATCATTGATATTATCGAAAAGCTCCTGGAAGAGTTAGACGAGGCAGAGGATTGCATAAAAGAAGCTAAGAAATGTCTAAAGGTTGAGGCTGTTGACAATATTCGCATGAATAAAGATCACATCAAAAACTCTAAAGACGAGTATCGAAGGCTGTTAAATAAGCTTGCTTGCACTGTTGATATTCCTGCAAGGGGATGCAATACGGTTGTAGGAGTTTCAGCTTGAGCTTTTTTAATGACTGCAACCCGGTTGACTGCGCACTTGAGGCGCTTGATTCTATGGGGCTTAATATTGACGAGGTAGGACTTATTAAAAGAGTTTGGCCAGAGGATAAGATTGGACGCGGTACGCCCGTGGATACTCTTAAGCTATTCACGCCCACGCCCAGGATCGAACAGATAAGGCAGTCACATAATAATAAACAGGCAGGACAGGAAAGGCGGGGAGATGTTTTCGTTAAATTCCTTTCTAAAAATAAATACCCTGAAGTTTCGAGCATTGACGCTACTAGCACAGTAAAAAATGAAGAAATTTATTACTATATTGACGGGGAGCTTTTTGAGGTTGTTGAGGTCACTGAAAACTTGACCCATTGGAATGTTTTAATCTCAAGGGCGAAAAAGCGGAGACTTTACCTTGATACGTCGAATTAGCAAGATAATCCTACATTGTTCAGATTCAGATGTGTCTTCACATGATAGCATTGAAACCATTAGAAATTGGCATGTTGTTGAAAATGGGTGGTCCGACGTGGGGTATCATTTCTTTATAGATAAGTCGGGCGAATTGTTCAAGGGAAGAGAGATTCCAGTGGTTGGGGCGCATTGCCGGGGCCATAATTATGACTCAATAGGGATATGCTTGTCAGGGCGAAATGAGTTTACAGAAAGCCAATTTATTAGGGCTAAAGATCTAGTTTCTACACTTGCAAAGCAGTATAATATTAAAAAGAGCATGATTTTGCCTCATAACAGGCTTGATCCTGGTAAAACTTGCCCAAATTTTGATATATTAAATGTACTGGAGTAATTAATGGCCGTTATTGGTAAAAAGATAAGCGAGTCAGCCGCAACGGTTCTTAAAAAGGTTGCGAGTGAAGACATATCAGCTTTAAGGCTTGTTGTTGCAACTTCAGAAACAAATATAAAGCTTGCAGATAAAGACCTATATGAAGACAGCAAAGTATTAGGCTTGTCTATTACTTCGGGCCTTACAGGTGAAAATGTTAAAATTATCACTTTTGGACAGGTTAAAGATTCTTTTTTTACTTTTACATTGAACGAACCACTATACCTGGGCGATAATGGTATTATAAGCCAGAACCCTGCCTTACTTGGATTTAGTACAACTATAGGGCATGGGCTTGGAAATGGTGCGATATTTATAGATATTCAGGAACCAATAGAAATATGCTAAATAAAGGAGAGATTTATGGCAGCAAAAACATTTATAAGACTTGTGGCGGGAAAACTTAAGGCAATCCAGGCAATTGTGACATCTGCGGGTGCAGCAAATGACGGTGACTTAGTGGCGCTGGATGCAAGTGGTAAATTTGATCTATCAGTTTTACCAACGGGTATTGGCCCAGACGTTATCAACTTAGTATCTGGGGAAAGTCTTGCAGCCGGGGATTATGTTAATATCTTTGATGATGCTGGTACAGTTAAGGCTAGAAAAGCAGACAACTCAAATGGTAGAGATGCGCATGGGTATGTTAAGGACAGTGTTACGGCACCAGCAGCAGTCAATGTATATTTTGAAGGTTCAAATCCTAACCTTTCCGGGCTAACAAAAGGCGCGAGAATTTACCTGGGAACAACCGGGGGAATTATTGAAACGGCACTTACTCCACCAGATTCGGGGAAGATTCATCAATTTTTAGGAATTGCGGTTTCCGCCACAGAGGTAAACACTGATATTGCGGATTGTATTAGCCTATGATTAGGCATGTTTTAAGTTTAATAAGTGGGAAGATAAAGGCTAACAATACGGCTGAAGTTTTACACTTAATTAAACGAACATTTACAAATGAGCTGATAAAAGTTGAGAGCAATGAGGTTTTAGAACTTCATTCCCCTATTTTAGTTGGAACCGCTAGAATTTATGTAACAGGTTCAGGGAGGGTAACTGTATGAGTGATATAGTTTTACAAGACCAGGGTGAACCGACAGGGTTATCTAGCAATGAAACTGCTATTTATCCAGACACTACTACAGGCAAGTTGAGATCTAAAAAGGGTACAAGCCCCTCGAAGGCTATTGAGGGGGTAGAAGATCATTCAGAGCTAAACCTTAATGATGGGACCAATCCACATAATACGACCAAGAGTGATATAGGCTTATCGAATGTTTCAAACGTAGATGCAACCCAAAGATCAAATCACATAGGATCTCAATTATCATCAACAATATCTAATTTTGGAACTACTGTAAAAAACGTAGTTCTATCAGGGCTTAATATAGTAAATGCGGTTGTAACAAGTTCAGACACAGTACAAGAAGCGATTGGAAAGCTACAGGGGCAACTAAATAACGTAAACGCCTCCAAGGTTGAAAGAATAGAATACAAGGCAGGGACCAATGACGGACACATTCACTCCTTCCAATGCTGACAATATAATAGAGGCTTTTTTCTCAGGGACTTTTGGAGAAGATGGAACGGGCAAAGATGAGACGGTTTTTGTTGCCATATTTATAGATGGTAATATTCAAACAGAAAGTATCAGATCACAGACAACTAAAGGTGATGCTGACACAGATAAAATTTCAAGCATCACCACTCAATGGGCAGGTTCTCTTAGCGCGTCTAGTCATACAATTGACATACGGTTTTGGATAAGAGGTGCAGGAGGGGCCACAGCGGTCTCAATAGACACTAGGAGAAGCTTACTAATAAGAGAGACAGATCTTTGAATAAATGTGGTGATTGTAATATTTGTTGTGAAGTTTTGTCTATTAAGGGCTTTAAAAAGTCGGGCGTTAAATGTGAAAAGCTTTGTGGTGATGGTTGTTCTATTTATAATGAAAGGCCTGATGCGTGTAAGCATTTTAAATGTGTTTGGCTGGCAAGCGGCTGGCCAGAAGAGTTTAGGCCAGATAAAAGCGGTATAATGCTAGCAGGGTTTAAGGATCAAATTTCTGCATATAGAATCAAAGATAATATAAATAAAAATTTATTTAGCTTTATACTTAAAACTTCTAGCAAGAACAAAAAGGTTGTAGGATATGATTACAGAAACTTATAATGTACCTAATAATGATCTCGGACAAATTAGCTCATGGATAAACCTGCAAAGTCTTTCAGTTTATTATCTTTTTTGTGAGTCAGTGGGCGACCAAGTGAAAATACACTTCAATGCGGTCCTTCCTAGCGTAGACAAACAGGCCCTGGATGATTATTTGTTAAATTACCAGCAAGACACTTTCAGGCTAGAGATTGCACTTACTGACCAGAGAAACGAAGACGGATTCAGCCTTTATAAAAAGATTTTTGCTCATATTTCAGACAATGAGCCCTTGCAGTCAATTGACTCTTTTATTTTAATTTCTGAAAAACTACACAAATTAAGAAATTTTTTAAAAGATGGGAATTTTGAAACTGCGGTCAGATACATGGAGCTTGAAATAAGGCCCATCTCTGTTGACATGTTCCCAGAAGGATATGAAACTTACAGGGAATGGGTAAGGGAAATATGTAAAAAATATAATAGCTCTATGAGCGACTCGGTTCTAGACGCTATTGAACAGGCTCCAGCGGGGGCAGTTTAATGAGGTACTTAGTTAATATTTTTTTAACTATCGATCAAATGCTAAACACTGTTTTGCTAGGTCATCCAGATGAGACACTATCCTCCAGGCTGGGAAGGTCAATAGGCCATGAAAGATATACATGGGTAAAATACCTTAGAAGGGTAGTGGACTTTATTTTCTTTTTTGAAAAAGATCACTGCAAGGCAAGCGTTATGCCCCTGGAGCAGCAGAATTTTAGGACTCTTATTGATTATGAGATATGGTCCTGGTGTAAGGGGGTTTGTGATGAGCGTTAGCATAACGGTGAACTTTGGTGACAAAATACCTTTAAATTTAAAATATGACTGCCCAGATGATGGGGAAACTTACTACGCCCAGGCAATTTTAAAAACAAAGCAAGGTGTCATATTAACCACTATTAACATGACGGACATACTTAACGGGCAGTTTACAGACAACTCTTATTCTATGCCTAATATTGACTATGTTTATTCCTCATATAAGCTATTTACCGACGCTTTAAGAACTATCCCGGCTGAAATAGCAGAGGGCCAGGATGTTTTTGAATTATCCCAGGATTCTGCCCCAGATATTTGTGATGAAGATATTGAAATAAAAGTTAATGCTGAAGAGGTTTCTCTTTTAGTTAATTCTATTCAAAGCGTGGGCTTATCTGTTGGCAGCGAAGAGGTTTCGCTTGTTGCAGATAATAAAGATATAATAATTAACATACCTGAGTTTTTTTTGGCTCAGTTAGAAATAGGGATAAATACTGTATCCCTTGAAATAGATTGCGAGGTCTAACATGGATTTATACAAAGGTGATGATTGGTCAATTCCTTTTAGCTACACAAAGGAGGGTGATGTTTTCGACATTTCAAACATTACGGAAATTAAAAGCTGTTTCAAGGCTGATGATGGGACGATTATCGAGGTTACTCTGACAGGCGGTGAAATTGTTATTACCAGCGCACTTGGCGGCAAGGGTATCATTAACGTGCCACAGGCAAAGACTGACCTGATAAAAGCAACTGAGCAGGATTTAACAGTAATAAGGACGGACAACACTTCTAAGGAAAGTACAAATGTTGTCAGTGAATTATTGAATATTTTAAAAAGACCCTGCTAATGGTTAAGAAAAGGATAAAATTATCCGATTTTGCCGGGGAGCTTAAAAACTTCAGGGAAAAGAGTTCTTTAGAGATAAAAAACGCAACCAAGATTGGTGTTTTTAGGTCACTTCAGGATCTAGTCAGAAACTCCCCGGTTGATACTGGTGAATATGCTGCATCCTGGGACTTTACTGAAACGGAGAAGAGTATAATTTTGGGCAATTTTTCTCCTCACGCACCAATTATTGAGCTTGGCGCTAGGCCTTTTACTCCTCCGATTGGTCCTCTCTTGGCATGGGCTAAGAGGGTTTTACAAGATCCGTCACAGCCACCAGAATACTCCGACGAGGTTTGGGCATTGGCCAGGGGTACTCAAAACAAGATTAAAAAAGTTGGTATGATGCCCAGGCACGTACTCCAGAAAGCTATACCAGGAATTATTGACAATATTCTGAAGGAGATCGAAGCATTATGATTGATATAGATGATGTAAATAAGTTCGATCCAGAGCTTGACACTGTTGTTGATAGCCTTGTGAATTACCTCCAGGAGAGACTTTCCGACGATATTGACCAGTTTTATTCAGAATGGCCAGAGGCTAACCTGGGGGAAAATGAGGTCACTTTGGCGGCTCACACGATAGACGCAGCATTGACCAATAGAAAGATAGTGATTGTTGATAAACAAGACATACTAAATGAGTCGGTTAAGGCTGCGGCCACTTACAGGCTTGGGACTTATGACATAAATATCCAGGTTGATATATGGACACCGTACAAGGCCAAAAGAAATGAGCTTTACACAAAATTTTGCGATACAATAAATGAAGAGTTTTTGAATGGAGATTGGAAGCCCGTGGGCCTATCCCTTACCCTGGAAAATTACTTTGATACGATTGCACGATATGAAATTGTTGGATATAATTTTCCTGATGAAGAAAGAGCGAGTCAGGTTGATGAGTGGAGAGTGGTTATTGCTATGAAAGCGCACTTTGACAAGAAACGTCAAAAGATCGTTAATAAAATAACTGACTCGATAATTGTTGATAGTGATGAAATTACAGAAGAAGAATATATTTCAGAACATATTGTAATCGAATAGGAGAAAAATATGGGAATTTACAGAACAAATAACCCGCTAGAATATGCAGAGGTTGATGGTATCGTTATTGATGAATCCGCGCCCTCTCCAGATATTCAAGGGGTGAGTACAAATGTTGTCCTTCTTTTAGGTCAATTTGAAAGAGGACTTGAAGAAGTTGTCCAGGTTTCTAGTACGAAGCAATTTTTTCAAGAGTATGGGGATAATAATTCCCAGCTTGGGAATATCCAGCTACAAAACAAGAAGATGGGCGTTTTGAAGATTAGAAGAGTAGTTGCTTCTGATGCGGTTGCATCCTCTATTATTCTTTTAGATTCTTCTACAGATCCAGTTGCTACCCTTACAGCTAAAAGCAAAGGCGCTTATGGGAACAATCTTTCTGTAACTGTTGAAGCTGATACTTCAGGGAAAAAGATCACTTTAAAAGATCTTAATAATAATGCGGTTTTGACTGATGAGGTTTACAGAGATGTTACATCCTTAGATATCGCTTCAAAACTATCAGAGTCGAGCCTAGTAGATGTTTCAGCGGTTGACGACACAAAAACACTGGCCGATCTTGCAGAGGCAAATTTAACAAGTGGCTCAGATGGAACGCTAGCCGATACAGATTATGAGGCAGCTCTTGGAGCTTCTGAAGCTGAATTATTGGCAAATGTTGTATTTCTTGATGAGTACAATGCTACTCGAAACACTTATTTAAAAGCACATGCTTCAAATACTCAAGATAGAATGTGTATCCTTGCTGGATCGCTTACTGAAACAGTTACAGCGGTTGAGGCAGCGGTTGCGCTTCTTAGAGATACAGAGGGAAGATTAGTCTACGCTTACAATTGGATGCAAACTCTTATTGATGGCGTTGCAGTTTTTACCTCTCCTGCTTCATGGCTTGCTTCAATTATGTCTCAAACAGGCCCACAGGTTGATCCTGCGTATGCTGGGAACACAGGTCTTTTGAGTGGAGTAAGTAAAGTTTATCAAGAGTATGGCCGGGCTGATTATATTAGATTGATGAGCGCGGGCGTTGCAGCCTTTGAAAGAGATGCAGATGTTGGTATTAAACTAAAATCGGGCGTAACTACTCAAATCGCAAACTCTTCAAAGCTAACTATCATTAGAAGAAGAATGGCT